CCTGAACAAGAGTATACGCTTATTGCTTCGGAAGAAGACCTTATGTTTAATTTTGAACATGAACAACTTACTGAAGTTTTTGAAGAAGCGCCTACGGAATTTTTAGAATTTGAAACAATAGAAGAATTAGAGGAGTGGTTTGAAGATGAACAAGAGCAAGAGGAAGAATTGGTTGAAGAATTGGTTGAAGAAGAAATGGATGAAAATTCAGATTTGGAGGATAGCGAGAGCCTTGCGGAAGAGAGAGAAGATTCAGAAGAAGATTCGGAAATTAGTCTTGTAGAAGAGGAAGACGACGAGAAGAAAGAAAAACAGCTTAATGTGGTTGCAGAAACCATTAGAGCCGCCAGCAATAGCGTAAGCGGAACTACATCAGGCACATCTATACAGTCTACAGGCAATTCTGTGGCTTCTGGGGGCGTTTCTAGCACTACAAGTACCGCAGTAGCCAGTTCAGCCTCAGGAGGCGGTATAAGCACCAGTAATTCACCCAGTATTTCGGCTCAAGTGGCGAGTTCAGCAATACAAACACAACAGGTTTTATCTATGAGTGCAGGCTCTGCTGGGATAGGTGGGTCTAATATTGGTGTAGATACTTCATCTACTTTTGGCACTTCTGGAAGCATGGATACAAGCAGTGTAGTAGCAAGCACAGGTTCTATTGGGATGGGCGGGTCTAGTGTTAGTGCAGATACTTCATCTGCTTCTGAAAGTGCGGACAGAAGTAGTTTATCAACGGGCGCGAATAATACAGCAGTAGGGAATACTACGAGTGCGGATAACACAGCAGTTGGCAATACTGCTGGTGACAACAATACTGCTATAGGATCAGATACCGCCAACACCACTGAAACCACTGACAACAGTAGTGTTGCAAGTAATACAGGTGGTGACAACAATACAGCAGTAGGCAATACAGGTGGTGACAATAATATCGCAGTAGGGAATACCACGGGTGGACAAAACACCGCAGTTGGTTCAATGGAGACAGAAATAGCTACAGCGATGGGTGAAGTATCCGCCTCTGAGGCTGATCAAATAGCTGATCAAATTGTGGCTCAAAACATAGAAGATCAGCAAGAACAGTTAGAAGAACAACAGCAGATAACAGGCGAATATGGTGATGAAGCCCAGTTAATTGCTTATATGGGTTTTGTTCCCGGATTCGATGACTACAAGCAAGTTGCCCTTGCTGATGCGTCCGTCTGGTATGCACCTAAAACAATTTATGGTAATGTATCTATACCAGACAATAATTCTGCGTTTATCGGCCTGTATGGAAACAGTTTAACCGGTATGAAAAATTTAATTAATATGCAACCTAATTTATAGGAGTGAAAATGGATTGGTTTCAATCAAAAGCGGCACAGATCATAGGCTTGGTTTCTATTATAGGAACACTAGCTGGGTTTGGCTACACAGGCGCTACCTATGTTAATAGGATAGAAAATTTAGAAAATAAAATAGCCAAATATGTTAATGAAACAGACGCACTAGCTGATCAGATTACTGATCTGGATAAAAAAGTGGTTGCTGTTGATGAACAAATTAAATCCTTAAATATAGAAACACAAGATTTAAGCCCGATTAAATCGGATATTGTTGCTTTACAAACAAGCGTTGCAGGGATAAATGCAAGTGTGGATTTGATCTATGCTGATGTACAGTCTTTAAAGAATATAAACGATAACCCATTGGCGAATTGATATGAACGATGAACATTATCCTAGCGGAAGATTTGGTGGAGACATGGATCGAAATGAGGTTGAAATGGACCTTAACAAGTTCATGGCCATGGTACAAGAAATTGGTGCGCTTAAAGACAAGATAAGAGACTTAGAAGATGTTAAGAACAACAACCCTTTTCAAAAGGTTATTTTTATAGCCCAAGCTGTTGATAGCTGGAGAATATTTCCAAGAGCTTTTTTGTCTATTTATATGTACTTATTGTACTACACAACCTTCTGGTTTATGGATTTACCGGAACCCAGCTTTGAACAATCGGGTTTAATCTCTATTGTTGTAGGTGCAGGTGCTGCTTGGTTCGGGCTGTATGCTGGAACATCGGGTAGTTCAAAGAGTTTTAAAGGTGAAAAAGAATAAGAAAAAACAAACACAAAAACCGCACAAAGAGAAAATTGCGGTTGGTTGTGGAAAAGTAATGAGCAATCGTAGAAAAGTAACCAAACACTATTAATATTTAAGGAGGCTAATATGGCTATAGGTTTAAGCAAATGGTTTAAAGAAACGTTTCTAGGTATCGAAGAAAAGGTGGTAAGAAATCGTACCAAGAAGGGAAAATATGTAGCGGACGATAAGTCAACACCCAACATTAATGAAGCATATAAAACCATTAATATTAAGAAAAAGAAAACTATTAAGAAAAAGATAAGAAGATGAAACTGGCCCTGGTCTTAGGGGGACTTTTGTTTGTCTCTGTTTCTATTAATATGATTATGTTAGCTAAATTAGACACAGCAAAAGTTGAACTACAAACAGCTATTAATAATCAAGCGGTGCTTGAAAGAACTGTCCAAGAACAAAATGATCAGATTGTAAAAGCCCTTGAATCGGCTAAAAAGACTCAAGCTCAGATTCAAAACTTGAACACTCAATACTCTGCAAGCCAAGCGCAAGTAACAAACTTAAGAAATAAGTTTGCAAAGCACAATCTCGAAGGCATGGCACTCGCTAAACCTGGGCTATTGCAAGGGAAAGTTAATAAAGCCACCGCCAGAGTAATGGTCAATCTAACTGCAATCACTAATCCAGAACAATTTGATGAAAAAGCTGCTGATAATACCACTACTACTAATTAACGGTTGCTCTTCGTTCTCTTTGTTCGGAGATAGAACCAGTCCGCAACCACAAGTTAAGCCTGTGGAAGTGGTCAGTGTGGCAAAAAGAGCGCCAATCTACCATCCGCCACTCCCAGAACCCATTGAATCGGCTGCAATTGAGTGGAGAATACTCTCTCCTGATGTAATGCAAGCCTATTTAATAGCAATTGAAGCTGGTGAAGAGCCAAGAGTCGCGTATTATGGGCTAACTTCCCAAAGTTATGAGAATTTAAGCATGACAATGGGCGAAATTACCCGATACATAGAACAAATTTTACACATTGTCGGTTATTATAAAGAGTTAGATGAAGAAGAGGAAAAGGAATAATGGCTTACAATAAATTTCAAATGCTTCCAGGAATTAACCGAGAGGGGACCGCCTTTTCGGCCCAAGGAGGATGGTTTGACGGCAATCTTGTTCGGTTTAGAAAAGGGTTCCCTGAAAAAATAGGGGGCTGGGTCAAAGAACAAATCAGTACTTATCTAGGAACCGGACGTTCCTTGCATGCGTGGGTGTCTCTAGCCACCACCAAATATTTAGCTGTTGGCACGACGGTAAAATACTATGTTAAAGAAGGGGATAATTTTTATGATATTACCCCAATAAGGGCTACAACTTCAGCGGGGGACGTCACGTTTTCAGCGAGTAATGGTTCTTCCACTGTCACTGTTGCTGATACTTCTCACGGCGCTAGTAAAGGAGACTATGTTACCTATAGCGGAGCCGCTTCATTAGGAGGTTTGGTTATTGCCGCAGCGCTTAACCAAGAATACTCTATTGATTCAATCGTTGACGCCAATAGCTATAAAATTATAGCGAAAGACACAGATGGGGATACGATCACGGCTAATTCCAGTGATTCTGGAAATGGGGGCAGTAGTGTTGTCGGTGCTTATCAAATTAGTGTCGGATTAGATGATTATGTATCTGGTTCAGGGTTCGGTGCAGGAATTTGGGGCGACGGAACCTTTGGTTCTACTTCAGGGCTTGCTTTTAATAATCAGTTAAGGCTTTGGACACAGGACAATTTTGGAGAAGACCTCATCATTAACCCAAGAGCCGGGGGGATTTTTTATTGGACCGAGAACAACGGAACAAGCGTTCGTGCTGTCAGTTTAACCGCTCTAGGAGCCAATTTACCTCCTACCTTAGCACTGCAAACTTTGGTTAGTGACGTTGACCGACACGTTATTTGTCTAGGTGCAGACCCTTTAGATGATGCAGGAGTAGCTAGAACCAGTGCTATTGATCCCCTGTTTATTTGTTGGTGCGATCAAGAAAATATTAATGAATGGGAGCCCACTTACACTAACACCGCCGGATCGTTAAGGCTCTCGGCTGGAACTCAAATAGTGGGTGGACTGCGTTCCCGACAAGAAGTTTTAATTTGGACGGACGATGCGCTCTATAATATGCGTTTTATTGGTCCTCCGTATACTTTTGGAGTCAACCTGATTAATCAAGGTGTAGGTCTAATTTCGCCAAAGGGTGTTATTAATGCACCACCAGGAGTTTTTTGGATGGACCGTTCCGGATTTTATATGTATGGCGGTACTATTAATAGGGTCCCGTGCTCGGTGCATGAGTATGTGTTCACCGACTTTAACCAAGCACAGTCCTTTAAAGTGTTTGCTTTTTTGAACCGTCAGTTTAATGAGGTGGGATGGTTCTATCCTTCCGGTGACTCTACAGAAATTGACCGTTATGTGACATATAACTATCAGGATAAAGTTTGGGCTTATGGCCAATTAACTCGTTACGCATGGTTGGATGAAGGGGTACAGCCTTATCCGAGAGCAACCGGAGTAGATACAAGCAACTATGTTTATAAACATGAAACAGGGAACGATGCAGACGGCTCACCCATGGACAATGTTTATATTGAATCCGCTGATTTCGCCTTGGACGCTATAGGCAACACCTATACACAACTACAAAACGCTATACCGGATGTCCGTTTTCTCGGTGACGGTGGCTCGGACCAAGTGGTTAATTTTGTGTTAAAAACAAGAAATTTTCCTAATGAGACCTTAATAACCAAAAGCACTAATCAAGTAACAGCGAGCACAACTAAAGTTGATTTACGAGGAAGGGCACGACAAGCGGTTGTTCGTTTGGAGTCCGATGATGATGCAACGACAGGTGAAAGGCTTGGGGTTGGCTGGAGGCTCGGGGACATGAGGCTTAATACTAGGTCTGACGGGCGAAGATAGTGGCACGATTACTGGACACACGATTGCCCACTGCCATGGACGAAGTGGACTCCGATTTATTTAACCGTTTAGTAAGAATCCTGGAATTAAATTTACAAGGCTTTGATCCCACGGCAACTTATCAGTATACTAACACGGTCCGCGATAAAAACTTATTTAGTCGTGGAGACATCATTTGGAACCTGACAGAAGACGGTCTTCAGGTCTTTGATGGCAAAGAGTGGCAAACATTATACGCGCCCAGTGGAAAGGGTGTGAAGGCCACGGGACAGCTCGGCAAACTAACAGTGTCGACAAACGGTGCAACCACGGTCCCAATACTATAATGCCTATAACTAACATAAACGGCGGCTATAAATGGGGTAAGTCCGGAAAGACTTATCCAACAAAAGCCGGAGCAGCAAGACAAGCCCGGGCAGCATATGCTTCGGGATATAAAGGATACAAATACGGAGGATCGGTGCCAAAATATAATAAAGCAGTGTCTATTCCTGGTTCTGGAATAGCTAATCTGCCTCCAGGGTTTGGTGGTTTTCCTTCAAACACAGGTCAGGTAGGCGTTAATATAAGCCCACAAGGTGTCGGTATAGGCACAATGATTGACCCCGGTTCGGTTGCGGGCAGTCAAAGCATGGGAGAAGCCTACAAAAGATTCTTCGCAGGGTTGCTTGGACAAGGTAACACAAGCTCTGCGGCAGCGGAAAGGTTTAGAAACGCAGGGCCTTCAGGAGATATGGCCCTTCAAAGAATAAGTAGTGGCATATACAACGCTCCCGGCGGAAAAAGTTCGGGTAAAGGTGCGGGAGGACTTCGTGGTCAGGAGAACCGAGCCAGAAAGAACGAACAAAAAGCGTATAAACAGGCTGTAAGAGAAGCTGCAGCGAAATATGACCCGACTTATTGGGTAACAAACTATGGGCTTAGTCCAGAACAAGCAGCATCCGCAGCGGAAAGATATAAATCAAAGTATTCCCCTGAATACTTTGCTAACAAAATGAAAGAAAAAAACATGGGTATACACAGTGTACTCAAAGACGACTGGGAGAGTTTCGCTGATTCTTACGGCGTTCCTTACAAGATAGACGAGCTTATGGCGGCAGCAGGGGGTGATGGTTAATATGATGCGTTCAGGAATAATGCGTTTACAAGAGGGAGGTTCTCCTTGGTACATAAATATTTTGAGCTCCGGCTCCAAAGGCGCAGGGGAAACAGCAGCAGAAAAAGCACGCCGCGAGTTTTTAGAGAAATGGTTTGAAGACCATAGTTTAGCTGTCCCTGTTGGGCAAGAAAATTGGGACCCGTTTGCCGGAGATTCTGACAAAGAATTTGAATTATGGTTGGCTTACGATGTGATGTTTCCCGGGACTGTTCCTGATCCAACAGGGACGCCAACGCCTACACCGACTCCTACACCGACTCCTACACCGACTCCTACACCGACTCCTACACCGACTCCTACACCGACGCCAGCAGGAACAATAGAAGAAATCACTGTCACGGAGATGGCACAAAACGGCTTCCCCCCAGGTGCCACGGCAGTATTAGTCGGCGGCGTGCTTTATAACCTTATAGGTTCCGGTGCAACGGGTTATTGGGCCAACTCAGAAACAGGAGATTTGTACAAGCAAGATGGAACACCCATGGATCCTCCCAACCTCGGTGGTGCGAGTGGTACGAGCGGTGCCGGCGGTCTTTTCGGATTGGGCATTGGTCCGTGGCTCAGGGACCTGTTTGGAGCGACCGGTGCTGGCGGTGATTTTTTAGCCAGTATTTTCGGAAAAGATGGCAATATAAAAGACTTACTGGATCTTTTTTTCGGAGGCAAAGCAATCAAAGGGGCTTGGGATGCGCTTCAATATGAAGTGCCCACCGGTCAAGGGGCAGCGAGGAGTGAGTTTGAAAAAGACAATCCGTTTACAGGTAATATGACCCTTGCTGGAATGGCTCCGAACTATTTACAAGGACAGGACTACGGCATCCCGGTAGGACAGCAAGGCATTCCGGCAGCCACACACACAATTGGAAAGCCTTATGCTGAACCTTTAGTTGAAGAAGTCGCATCAGGTCAAAAGGGTGGTATTATGAATACAAAAGGACACGGAGACGTTATTCCGGCGCTTTTAGAACCTGATGAGTTTGTGTTTACGCGAAAAGCAGTTCAAAACATGGGCGGCGGTGACGCCAGGCAGGGGGCAAAGAAAATGTATAGTATAATGAAAAATTTAGAGGGGATGAGATAATGGCAGATGAGACATCTACCCAAGGACCGGGGACCACGGTTTCATTTGAACCGCCTTGGATTGAACAAATGCGGCGCGGTTTTCTGGACAACGCCTGGACCTGGGCAGGACAGCCTACACCCGTTCCAACACAACAGTTTGCAGGATTAGACCCTTATGAAATGCAGGCTAGAAATTTAACCTCTGGTTTAGGTGGTTTTCAACCTTATATACAAGGAGGCGCCGGGGCTTACGGACAAGGGCTCGGGGCCCTGGGCCAAGGCGTGCAGGCTGGTTATTACGGGGCACAGGGATATGATCCGAACATGGGCAAAGCCTTTTACAACCCTTATGAAGATCAAGTGGTGCAAAAATCTCTTGATGACGTATACAAAAACTTTACACAACAAGACATGCAATCAAGATATGGTGCAGTGGGCTCAGGAGCTTATGGTGGCGGTCGTGGACGGATCATGGAACAAGAACGCTTTAATCAACTCGGTCGAGGTATGGCGGATACAGCCGGACAATTACGATCAGGTGGCTACAGTGCAGCACAACAGCAGGCACAAAACGCTTTTGCCGATCAGCAAAAAAGGATGCAGCAAGCAGGGCAACTGGGTGTGCAGGGAGCCAATATGTACGGGCAGCTTGGACAAGGGATCGCGGGCCTAGGACGAACAGGACAAGAGTTGTTGGGTAATCAAATTAATATGATGAACACTTTGGGCGGACAAGCCCGAGGCATTGCCGACCAAAGATTAGCTTCTCAATATAAAACCGCACAAGGACTGGCAGACGAGCCGTTTAATCGACTGGGCGGATTGATGAAACTACTTACCAGTATGTTCCCGAAAACTCAGGGCGCCGGAATCACCACTCAATACGGTAATGTAGATGACCAAGAGCAGTTGCTCAAGGATTTGTTTAAATCATTAGGGTGGACTTAATGAACTGGAACAAGCGGCCCATGTTTAGAAATGCAGTGAACATGCACGGAGGCGGCATGGTGCCAATGCCTCGTATGCAACAAGGCACAGGTCCTAAGGGCATCCCTTCGGTTTCACCGGATCTTTTTAGCCCGGCGGAGTTTATGGGTGAACCCCTTAATGAAATGACAGGTACCGGAACTGGAATCAGTGGAGCAGGCTTTTTCCCTGAAGGCATGCCCATAGGAGGATCCCCTGCGGTAACGGACACAGGTATTGTTGCCGGATTAGATGAAGAAATGGTCGCAGAGCCGGAAGTTAAAGAAAACAAACTAGAGTTGGCTAAACAACAAGCCATGTCTATTTTTGACCAATCCTTTGAAGAAACCATGGCGGTCATGCAAGCACAAATAGCGGCAGGCGGCATGTCGATGCAGGACATGGACGTGGTGTTGATGGATGAAATCGAAGTTCTTGAAGGTCAAGCCGAGGCTACGGTCAAAGAAGCCATGGGTTTACCACAAGACGTGGACTTAATTCCCGCGGAAGTGGCACAAAGTTATTTAGAGAAAGCACGCATGATTGTAAGTGCCCCACCGGCGCAAGAACAGCCTATGGAGATGCCTATGGGCATAGAAACAATGGCCCAAGAAGTACAAGGAATGAGAGGGGGAAGCGGTTCTAGTGGTGTACAACTCGAAGAAGAAGAGGAAGAAACCGATCCGTTGTCCATCATCGAAGAGAACCGTAGAAGCTCAATAGAAAGACAAGATGTATTAAGAGAACGAGAAAGACAAGCTGCCAGAGATAGACAAGGCGTCCTTGATACAAAAATAAGAGCCGGTGATTTCAGTGAAGGGTTTAAAACGGATTGGAGTAAATTAGAGAGACTAAAAGAAGAGGTCAAAGCCGTTGCGTCAGAAGAAGCCATGAACACAAGTTCTTATTCTCCCGCAGTTTCTACCATGGGAGGTAAATGGCTTGGAGCGTTACATACTACACCAAAAAGAGCAAAGCTTGCCGGTAGAAAAGCCGTTCTTAATTATGAAATGGAAATTGAAAAACTAAAACAAGCCGAACAACAAGCGCTAAAACAGGGCGATGCTCAGATGCTACGAAACGTTTTTGAACAAACACAAAAAATAGAAGACCAGTTATCAAACACCTTGTTAAGCACCACTGGGGCAATAGAAAAACAAGCCATAACAGAAACCGGAGACATTCTGACCAAACAGATCGGGGACGAAGGCTTTACGGACACATGGCGCACGGACCAATATTGGAGGGACGTATTAAAAGATCCAGCCTCTGATGACATAGACAAAAGAATCGCAGAACAAGCATTAGGTATTGGTTCTGGAAAAGGCGACGTAGCTACGCGAACCGCTGAGTTTGTAAAACTAGCGAACGCTGCTTGGAAAGATTATGCAAGCCCTGGCGGTGGCACAATGAGTTATGACAGTAAAGTAGAGAGATTTATAAAAGAGTTTGCGCCTATAATCGAGTTTCATGGGTCAACCATTCTTCCAACAGACCCTAACTTCTCGGATGTCGTAAGAAACTATATGATGTCACAAGACAGCGGTGCCCAAGCAACGCCCTCTGCGCCTAAAACCTGGGATCTTGATGCAATGGGTATTACCAAAGACCAAGTTAATGCCATGATTGAAGCAGGGTTGTTTAACTCCGGAGACACTTTAAAAATAGGCGACAAAGAAACGCTGGTTCCGTAACATGGCTTCTTTAACGCAGGCCCAACTTGACGAGCTTTTTTCTCCGGAGGGCACTGAAATACCCCCTCCCCCGCCCGAAGAAGAAGATTTACCCGATGTCCGCGGACAACGGAAACAGTCTTGGAGAGAGATGGTTGGAGAAGCGTCTTTAATCAAACAACAAATTGGACTAGACGCTTCTGAAGAAGTTGCAGAAACCTTTGAAGGTATTGGCCCTCAAATCGGACAAGTGTTCAAAAACGCTAAAGACGCCTTGAAATTGAGCGCTTTAGAAGCCTCACGTTACGGTTTTACTCAAGCGCCTGGTGCCTATGCAGGAATCCCTAAGAGCATCGAAGAACGAGAACTGTTAAACCAGCAAATTGACGAAGCTGCTGTAGAACTAATTAAACAAATCCAACTGGGTATTAAAAAAGTCGAGGACCTAAATCCGGAAGACTTAAATAATCTGCAACAAGGGATCAGAAGCGGTGTGATAAGTTTTTCCATGATGGCACCGTTATTGGCAGCAAGTATTTTTACAAAAAGTCCCACTCCTCTAATCACCGGCATGTCTTTACTCACCGCCGGAGACAGTTATACGAGTGGAAGAGCCGAGGGTTTATCTCACGAAGACGCTTTTACTTATGGCGCAATAGACGGTTTCATCGAAGGCGTGACCGAAATAATTCCCGCCAAAACGCTTTTAAAATTATTTCCCGGCGCCAAAGATACGGCCGGAAGATTCTCCGTAAACGCTCTTAAGTTTCTTTTTCAAGACATCGCCGGCGAGCAGGCAGCCACTTGGTTGCAAAACCTAAACGCTTATCAGTATGATTTGGACAAGGAAAGGTTGGCTATTGAAGATGATCCGAACCTGGACGGCGTGGAAAAAGAACAGCTTTTAGGTGAATTGGCTAAAAAACGTGCGGTAATAACCTTTTTTGCGACTCTTACAGCCGGGGGCATGCAGGTCGGTACTGCTAAAATGATCGACTACGGCTTGTCAGAGAAAGAAATTCAGGAAAGCTTAAACCCACAAATAACCGAACAGTTGGAACTGTTTCCGAATATTGGGACAGAACAAACAGTTGCTGAAGGCTTACTTCTTCTTGGACAGGCGCAATCGGGAGCGGTGCAGTCTTTAAACGATCTTTTAGAACAAAAACAAGGCCTATTGACTGACCCCACCCTTAAAGAAGACAAGAAAAAACAAAAAGCTGCAATTGATGAAATAGACAAACAAATACTTGAAGCGGAACAGAAAGTGGAACGCATTGAACAAACGCGTATCGAGTTTGAGAACAATGATGAACGATTAAAGCGTCTAAGAGAGATCGAAGAAGAGCTTGAGTATAGCGAAGACGCACAAATAACCGCGGAACTTGAGCAGGAAAAAACAGCCCTCTTATCGGAAATCAAGATGGAAGGACCGGGGACCGGGGTTGAACGACTAGAGCCGGTTGAGTACACACCTTTTGAGATTGAAGAAGGAGTAGTTGGTTTAGAAAACTCTCCGGAAGCACAAAAACAAAAAGGCAAAACAGGGTTTTTCAATTCTACTGTGCAAAGATTGTATGACGAGCTTATAGAACCGCGGACCGCGGAAAACATTGTTATAGCTTACAACACGATACGACAGAAAATGGCAGACTCAGGGTTTGTTTCCGATGGTGTTGTAGATCAAAAAGCGCCTGTGGTTATTAAGCAAGCGCAAAAAGACCTTCGACGTTTGTTGCGTTTGTCAAAAAACCTTTTAAACAAACGTTTAGCGATCAGTCGTTTACAGAACAAATTGGCAGACGGCACCATAGAAGAGACAGAGTACAATCAAAAAGTGTTAAAAAATAATCAGTCGATTGTTGAAACCGAAGCAAACATCGACAAAATTATTGAACGCTCTCAGGAACCTGCACTAACGTTGCCGGATCTCCCTGAAAACTTAGAAAATCCTTATGGGGTCAACAGCCGTTTTTTTGTGCCCAAAGGGTTTAGAAGAACCATACGAGAAAAAATACTTCCCTACAGGTTTAACAATGTTGTTGTGTATAGGCCCACGGCGGAAAAAGAAGAGGTGTTCCAAGAAAATTTGCCTGAGGAAGAAGTGGACCCTATGCCAAAAATTCCTTTTAAGAAAATTAAATATGACTCCACAATCAGACTGTATTTTTATGATATGGCTGGAACAGGAACTCTTGAAGAAAGAGCGCTTAAAGATCCGCTAACCGGGGAAGTTTTTTATGCGGAATACGATGCTATAGAGTTTGTTGATCCGCTTTCAGGAACACTGGAACTTAACGAAACCCTGTTGCCCTCTATTGAAATGGACGGTAAAACCTACCAGGCGCTATGGGAGCCGGGCACCCAGTCAAAAGCTCTGGTTAAAATGATGGGTGATCCAGCAATGTCGCCGGACATAATGAAAGAGTTTTATGAAACAAAAGATCCTCGCATTCTTGCTGCTTTTTGGTATGACCGTTATAAGAGCTTGTTCCGTCCAAGAGGCGTGCGTCCGACAATCATGGAAGAACTACAAACGGGTCCCGAAGGCCCGATAGCCAAGGGCAGATTGTCTGAAAGACAGCTTAATCGAATTTTTAGAAACATTGCAACCATTCAAAAAACCTTAGAAAAAAATATTGAAAAAGGGCTGGTAAAAATAAAGGCCACTATTGATGATGAAGGCATAATCTACGAGTCGGGAGACTTAGGTGGCAGTTGGAAATTTTATCTTGATCCGGTCACGACCATGGACCGTTTTAAAGAGCTGATTGCCAAATCTTTTAGGGGCAATAAAAAAGCGCAAAAAGAATTAAGGCGATTGGGTCAGGGAGAACTGGTCGATGCTATTGTCCAAGGAAGAAAAAGAATCAGCAAAAACTCAAGGCGTATTATTGACTTGGTTAAAAAGATTGATCCGGACTACACCGTTTATAGCAAAGAAAAAATAGAGATGATTGAGGATACGATTGAGCGCTACATGGGCAGAATTTTTGGCGCGTATGTGTTCCCTGATTGGCGTCCTCCCAACAGACTAACCGCTACAAAAAGAGAAAAAGATCAGCACAACGCTGCGGTCGAGCAGTTGGCAGCAATCTATGCAGAAAAACAAGGAACGCCAATAGAAGAAGCCACAGCACTAGCCGAAAAAGACCTAGATATTTTATACAGCGGCACAGGCCAGCAACGAGCCGAGCTTTTTGTGTCCATGTTTGAGTTTACCCCACCCTATCTAACGGCTGAAACGGGGGGAGAAACCTTATTGTTGCCGCAACTTAAACAAAAAAGAGCGGACATTCCGAGCGAGGTAAGAAAAGCTTTGGGCGAAGTCACCGAGTCTTGGGCACAAGCACAAATGACCGCAATGAAACAAGAGCAGTTTATTGCTGTGACCGAATATTTATTAGAGTTAGCAGAAATTGGTAACGCCCCTGCAACACGTTTTCTTTCTTTGGTTGAAACACCAAACTACAACACACAAATCACCGTTCCCGGAGATGTGCTAAACCCTCTTAACGGGTATTACACAACGCCTGCCATGGCGCAAGCGATTATGAAAACCATGGGTTACGGTCCGTTGCGCCGTTATTTAAACGACATGCCCGCACTCCTTAATCCTCTTAAGCAGCCTTTTTTAAGTGCACAGGGGGCCATGGGGTATATCTCTCTTGCTTATTTAAACCTCTCCATAAAAACACAAAGTAGAAACCTACAAAGCGCGATGTTCTTTCCTCAAATGTCGGGCAACTGGCAAGCGTATAAAAACCCGCGTGCAGCAGCACAGTATATTAAAGAACAGTTTGGAGACATGTCTTCAGCGGAACTGGATTTTATTGTGAAAGAAAATATTATTGGCTCAAGTGTGATGCTCGGGGAGCGAAAAGCAATGCTTGACAGAATGCAGGGCATGGCGACTTGGCAAGAGTTTACCGATTATTTAGAAGAAAGCGCTGTTAGCAGGGGAGAAAAAGGTAAAAAAGCTCTTCAAAGGTCGTTGCGCACAGCAGAAGAACTGTATCAACTGGCGGACGACATACCTAAAATAATGAACTATCTTGGAGAAAGAGAATCGGGTTTTGGTATCTTTGCTCCGGAAGGTGTTCAAAACTTAACCGAACAACAAATAGAAGATCGTTTTGACATGATCTCTGAGTTGATTGTTGAGCAGGGCGGTCGAAAGGTGACGCGTTCAAAAAGCACGCCGGCCGAGAACCTACAAAAAGCCATTCATGCTAGGGCTTCATTTCTTACTCGAAGAAACATTCCAAACTATAATCGGTTGCCGAACATCCTTGACGCTTTAAGAATGGGTTTAGTTGCAAACTTTCCAGGTTTTAACACCGCGGTAATAACAAGCCAAGCAAACATTATGAAAACCGCGTTGCTGGAGCACCAATTGGCACACTCGGACGATCCCGCAATTGACGCTGGGTTAAAGTTTCGCTTGCAAAAAAGAGCGGCCATGCGCGGAGTGTCCAACGCTGCTTGGATGGTCGGACCAGGAACGTTTATGGCAGCCGCTTCTGCGCTACGCTTTGCAGGGAAAACAGCCAAAGTAGCAGGAATCAGTGTTGGGGCAACGGCAATAATTGCTCCTCAAGCATTGTCTCGTTTTGTCGCTGAATGGGCGGTCAACAACAACCTTATTTTTGTGTCTGATCCCGATGAAGACGGCACATTTGAGGTCTATGATTTTTCGCACACGGATGGTTTTACGTTAATCTCTGAGCCGTCCAGGCTGCTCTTAAAGTATCTTGCCACCGACTATTATTTGGGTGAAGAGGCTTCAGACAAAGTTTGGGACACCCTTATGCAGTCTTTAAAGAACGTGCGATCAAGTTACACTGATGAAAAAATTATGAAAAGGGCGGTTTTGGAGTTTAGCAGCGGGAAAGACCGAGAAACAGGGAAATTCTACATAGATACAGAAGCGCCTTGGTGGGTGCAACTAAAAGACAAACTCGAACGGTTTATTAGCACTGTGTCGCCAAAAATTTTCCACGAAACCCTTGATATAGGAAAGGCTCTGGTGCTTACAGGAGAAGAAGCGCTGGATAAAAAAGGCAGAGAAAGAAATCTTTTGCGTTCTCTGGCCTATACTTTGGGGCTTAAAACCGAGCAATATACGCCTAAAGAAGTTATCCACGACTATAAAGTTTCTGATTTTACTACAGCATTAGAGACCAGCGAAAAATGGGCTAAAAGTGTTTTCTTTAGAGCCGAGGGCAGCGAACTGGGTTACGACGACATGCCGGCAATGGTTGCAGCTTACGATGAGTTGCAACGACAACATTTTGAGCAGGTCAGAAATTTGCGTTTGGACATTCATTGGATGGCACCGATTCTTGGTACTTCTCCTGCTGAGACATTTAACTTTCTTGCACAAGAAGGTCGTCTCGAGTCTTTACGAACAGCGGACAGAGCAAACATCATACCGGATCGCAACGACAATCCGTTGTATGTGCCAACAAGTCTTTCCAGCTTTGTAAAGGCGTATGGTGGTCAGCTTAGAAAACTCCAAAGGAAAAACCCGGAGCTTTTATCAGATCAAGAGATAGAAGAACGCGTTAATACTTTGGCTGAAAGAATAGAAAGATTGTCTTATAACAAGTGGGCACAAAAACCTGTTTCATGGACATGGCAGGGGGTTGTTCAACAAGCAAGGGAGTTTGAAGAAAATAAAAAGAACCAAGACATTACAAGCCCAACAACGCTTTCTGACGAAGAGTTAAACGCTCTTTTTACTATAGAAGACTAAACTGGTCCACTCTCTCGTTCCAAGCCTCAACGGCGCGGTCAAACTCACGGCTTTCCAGAACAAACTCTTGATAAAAGCCGTCCACTGAGCACATCATAATGACGCCTTTTCTGATGTCAGTGCCATGTAGTGCGTTGTGCGCTGTCGCATAAGCGGCAAGTTGTTGAAAATAGTCCCAAACGTAACGTCTGCTCTTCTTAGGTATATTGGTTTGTTTAAAGTCCATAATGGCCTCTTCACCCAAATGTTTGCCGATCACATCTGCGGTGCCGGCATACTTACCCGGATAATATAAAGGCACTTCACAGCCATACACTTGGTCAATGGACGGAAACCCTTGGTCCATGATGGTGCAAGCCATTTTATAGGCTCTCTTTTTTTCGTGGGTGTCTGGGTAATAGTTCCAAATACTGCCTTCTTTTAACTGTTTTTCAAGAATAGCGTGCATTTCGCTACCGCGAGCAGCGGCTTCGCTGCGTATACGCTCGGCTTCCTCTTCTCCCACCTTCTCAACCCATTTTTTCAGGCTGTCTCCTTTCTTGGTTCCGGACAAGATAGTGGTGACAGAGGGAAGTTTTTCCTCTCCGTAAATATAAAGACGTCTACCGTCTTCTGTCTCCTGTGTGAGCTCTACGTATTCGTAGGGAGATTCAAACGGTATATCGTGTTTCATTATTTGACGTTTTCTTTCTTTGCCATTTCTTTAATGGCTTGCGCAAAAACATTGCTCGTAGGTCTTTCGGTGTGTGTACCAATCCTCCTGGCTAGTTCTACTATTTCTTTGCGTATAGCTACGCTTTTCCACTTTTTAGTGTTCATAGGTTCTCCTTATGTTTTATCTGATAGATTATAATACAAGTCTCTCAATATATACAACATATATTATGACATTGAGTCGCCCCAGTTTTCTCCTATTTCCGCGTCCACTTTGTTCGGCACTTCGAGCAGCACGGCTTTTTCCATGGTCTTGACTATGCCTTCAACCTCCTTTTTATCGGAAACCGAGAAGACAAGTTCATCGTGTACCTGTAATAAAGGCCTATAGGACGCATTATAACAGTCCAGCATCGCTTTTTTCGTCATATCTGCTGCTGACCCCTGGATCAGCTTGTTCAACGCCTTATAAACGAAAGCACGTTTTATGTCTCCATTGTATTCGTGCATCGCTTCTTTGTGTTTCATTGGTCGACCTGTCCCGTACTGACGTGGTTCCCACATATCAAAATGGCAGCGTCGTCCGAGTAGGGTTTTAATATACCCTCGTGTGGTTGCACTACGCATAACCGTGTCAGCCATTTGTCTAACAAAAGGCGCGTAAGTGTTAAACCGCATTAAAATATCACTGGCTTCTTCAACATCCACTCCTAACTGGTCGGCCAACTTGCCTTTGCCCATGCCGTACATAATGCCAAGACCAATGGTTTTAGCGGTTTTGCGATCAATGCCTACCAATTCCGCAACCTCTTGGTGAAAGTCTGCTTCCCCGGTAACATAGGCTTCTGCAATCATATCGGCTCCATCGTATCGAGAACGATAGGCAAAATGAGTTAATATTCTGGGTTCTTGTTGTGAAAAATCTGCCGAACACCATTTTTGTCCTTCTTCTGGGAGAAACAAAGAACGGATAAGCGGACCCAGTTCCTTATCTCTTGCCGGGACCTGTTGTAAATTGGGGTTGCTCATGGACAATCTTCCCGTCACCGTGCCTCCGGCCTCTCCTTTAAGTTGTCTAATATCAGCATGAATCCTGCCATTGTGCTCGTGCTTGATGATGGTGTCGATAAAGGTTTTGTGGGCTTTGTTCAGTTCTCTTACGCGCATAATCATCTGCGCCACGGGGTGTTCCTGATTAGCTAAAAACGCTTTGGTGAAACTAGGGTTGCCTTTAGCCGTATGGCTGTAAGGAATTTTGCAAGCATCAAAGACTTGTGCCACAGAGTTGGCTGCCCAAACTCTGACGTCTTTAATTCCTGATTCTTTTTCCACATCTTTTAAAGTTTTTTCTTCCTGTTTAACCAACTGCTTCTTTAATTGGTCGGCTCGCTCCAGGTCAACGCGTACCCCTGTTGTTTTCATGTTAAACAGCACCGGAAATAAATCCGTTTCCAGGTTAAAAATGTTCCATAGGTTCTGGTCTTCAAGGTGTATTTTAAAATGGTTCCAAAGCTTTAAAGTGAGTGCCGCGTCTTGCGTGGCATAGGTGCCAACATACGCTGAAGGCAATCGCCACATCTCTGCTTTAGGATCAACCCCCCACTCCTCGGCGGCTTGTCTGAGCTCTGCTTCGGATTTACCTTCTTGTAAATACTCTATGCCAAGGGAATTAAGGGTGTACCAATACATGTTCTCATTAATTAAAGGCGCCACAACCATAGTGTCTACAACGCGACCTTTAACCTCAATCCCTGCTTGTCTTAACCAGCCGACATCGTACATGGCGTTATGAAACACTTTGTCGTTGTCTCCGGACACAACGTCTTTAACAAACTGCAAGACTCTTTTCTTGGGAAAGTTAAAGCCGGCTTCATGGGCAAAAGGAAAATAGTCGGCATAGCCGTCACAGGCAACGGAAACCCCGACGATCTCTCCATCGCCTCTGATGTAACCGGGGCCTTTGCTCTTTAGATTAGGGTCTCGAGTCTCGAGATCGACGGCAATTTCATCGGCATCAAGTAATTTTTGCGTAGGGAAAATATCCGGTGGTGTCCATTCTGTTGGGGGCTGAAATGTTTTATAGGCCATATTTTAAACTCTCGTTTTGTGCGTTAATAAGGAAAAGATTTTCTTTTGCTCTGGTCACAGCGACATAGAATTGTCGGTGGAGACTGTCGGCGTTGAGCACAGCGTTTAGCTTTTGCGCCGGCGACAGGTCCAACAATACCGCTACGTTATCCGCTTCACCGCCCTTGGCTTTGTGTATCGTTGACAGCGCCACCCGCGGTTCAGCCTTTAAATCTTCGTTGTTGTTTAGAGCTTTCTTAATGAAGGCTCTTCGTTCTTCGTTAATTCTTCGTGTAAATATCTCTTCCCAGGATCGCCCCAAACACTCTTCTTTGAGACCGAAAGCGCTGACCACTGCTTTTTTAGACAGTTTTCTTTGTTTGTCTTCTTCTTTTGCCGGCGCCGATAAAAACCCTCTTTTCACTTCGTTCTTGGTTAAATACCTGTAAACCGATTCCAGTTCTCCGGTGGTTATGTTGCTGCGTTTCTTGTTCAGTTTTTCCCAACCTTCAATGGCCTTCATCATGGGGAAAGCAATGTAGCGAAAACCGTTGTGGGAAAACGGAATGCCGCGATCAATTAAATGCTTACGGTTTTTATCCAGCATGTAGTCGCAAGAAGCAAGAATCAACCATTCGCCCTCGTCCAAAGGCAAAAACTCTGCGGAGTGCAGGTGCTCCAATGAGCCTTCCTCCTCTCGGGGTAAATAAGCTTTGTTTTGTCGTCGTTGTATGCGTTGCACAATCTGCTCTGCCTGTTTGTGAATTTGCCGCGGCACTCTATACGACTGATCGAGGACCACGGTTTCGCCCTGCATAGCGATGAACCGATCCGGTCTGGCACCGTTCCATTCGTAAATGGCTTGGTCATCATCGCCGGCGATGTAAGTAACGGGGACCACGGACATGAGTTTTTCTATCAAGCGCCAGTTTAGCTCTGCTAAGTCCTGAGCTTCGTCAACCACTAAAACTTTTAGGGGCGGCACTTTGCCTTTATTAATAAACTCATTGATCATATCAGCAAACGAAAAAACGCCCTGTTCTTCTCGGTACTCTGCCCACGCGCGATCAATAATTTCCAGCATTGCCGGCACAACTTTTTGGCGTTGCTTTAACCCTGTTTTAAGGCGCTCTACGCCGACGCTATGGCAACTGGCTTTAGCGCTTTCTATGATTTGAAAATAGGGGTCTTCCAGCATCGCTTCCAAAGACTTGCGGGTGTTGCCGTGGTAGTGTTGGGTCAGAGGAAAGCTGTAGGTCTCTAAAAATTCTTTGATGTCTGCTCCTTCCATGACGCGAGTGATGCCCATGACGCGTTTGCAGAACGCATGACTGGTGCAAAAATAAACCAGTTCGTCTTTGTCCAAACCGAAACGGGCTCGAGCCCGTGCTTTCCCCTCTTCTGCGGCTTTCACCGAAAAAGAGATAAAAGCAACTTGATCTGGAGCAACGCCTTCATCTAAGTGGTGCTCTATTTGTCGAAGCAGGGTAGTGGTTTTGCCGGTTCCCGGGGGTCCAAAATATTTGGTTGTGTGAAACCCTTTACTCATCTTCCCAGTCCTTTTTAGGTGTGTTGAGTTTAAAGTCTTTCGCACTAACAACTAAAACGGACTGCTCAGGGGTGTCAAGAATCCAGATGGAGGTCGCGCCCGCCCCTTTGTCTATGTATTTTGTCGCTGTGTGGGCTCCCAGTTCTTTCAACTCGTTGAAGATTTCAGCGTCCCTTATGGCTTTCATGCCTTTAAATTCTTTGATGTATTTTACCAAATCTCGACCACGGAACCACCATTCATGGGGTTTGGCTTCTTCGTTTCTATACACCGCTCCGGCGGCAACGGCCACCCGGGCCGAGGACTCGGTGTTTTTACAGAACTCCAGGATCGCGTCTTGTAATAATCCCGCTTTGGTCATGTCCGGCGGCACTTCGATTTCCTGGACGTCTTGTAAAAGCGCGTTGAGTTTCATTACCCAATCCTTTTTCTTCAGGTCCGGAGGACACACGTTCAGCACCTCCATACAGCGTTGTTGGTACAACGAAAAGTTGTGCAATTGTCGTGTCTCGAGGACCAGTGTCTGGCCCTCGATGTCCAAATGCCATAAGGGAGGGTCTGTTAAATACTTTCTAAGACCCGTTAGGCTGACTTCCTTTTCAGAAGCGTCAATGCCGTAACGTTTGGTTACGCAAACACCACTTTGGCAATGGTTCACCAATGGCGGTGTGGTACACTTGTAACGATAGTCCGATTTCTCAAGACTATTCATTAAGGCATTCAACTCAGTGTGCGACAGGGGCTTGTGACACGCTGTTTTGTTTACCTCCTGAAGTTTGTCGCGCCATTCATCGCTTTCCGGGTGCATCTTTTTAAAGAGCACCCCGTAAGAGAAAAGAGCGTCGTTGCGGGTGCCTTCAGGTATCCCGTTTAGCTTCATGTGTACCAAACACGGTGGTGCCTGGTCCCAGAAGGATTCTTTCAAACCCTCCCCGTTAGCCTTTCGGCTTTTCTTTATAGGTTTAAGTTGATCAAGTTGTTCCTCTGTAATAGCGGTTTTCTTAACAACCTGGATAAATTGTTCCGGGTTAAGGGCGTCTCCCTGCTTGTTCAGCCCATAGCGAGTGGTTTCTTCCCCACCGAAATAGGGCATGTTTAACCAGTTGCCCGTTTGTTTTTCTTTTGGTAGCTGCTTGGCCCATTGATACTGTTTAGGAAAAATCTCGTCCTGAGTACGTCCCATAGCGGCGGCAATCTCTTCGAGTTTGGTTTTAAGTTTAAGCGCAGGCACCGGGATGTCTGTAAATAAAAACAGGTGCAGTCCGCCTGATTTAGTTAGGCAGGGGACCAAGGGCAGGTTCATGTCTTTGATTAGTTTTTGCAAACGCTCTATGTCAACCGGGTACTCGTCCACGTCAATACATCCCCATCGACAGGTCTCGTCGTCTTTGATCGGGATAACCCCGATAGAGGTTTGTCCTTTTAAGTGCTGTTGCCAGTGGACCAAGGACAAAGGTTCCTGTAAAGTGCGACCTCTACCGTCTTTCTTTGTGCCTTTTGCTGTTTGTTTTGTTCCCTGTATTTCATAAACGCCATATGCTCGTCCCAAACCAGAAAACACTGTCATAAATTCTACTGCTAATTCTTTCACTCAAGCCCCTTAAAGGGGTCCAACATAGAGATGAGGACCCCCCACAAGCTAGCAATTCATACTACCAGTCCGTGGACTGGTTTTCTAGTTCTGCGGCCGGTTTGCTTTCAGGAAGCACGGGCTGCATGCCGCCTTTTTGACAAAAGGTGGAAAACTCCTGAGCGTCCCCAAAAAGTTCTGCTTCTTTTTCATTCAGCGAACGTTCCTGGGTGATTGCATAGTTGTAGTAAGAGCCTTTAGGGCTTTCGACTTCTACGCTTCTTACCACATAAAAATGTGAATAAGAAGGAGGCGTAAAGTCACCTTTGGCACCGTTCATACGGGTCCCGTTAATTAGACCGAGCCAGGTTCTTGAAACTTTGAGCTGTGAACGTGACATGTTGATCACGCAACGCTGTAGTTCGCCGTTGATTTCTGCAAAACCGTAATGGTTAGCGGTGTTTTGTAGAATCGTGGTGCTGCCGTCCGGCTTGGTTAAAATATCGTTGTAACTGGCGTCTCTTGTGGTCTGTGCCATCAACGGGGTGTTCAGCGGATGTACTCCGACAAAGCCCTCACGGCCCATTTTCCATTCGACGTAGTTTCGATCGTAGAAAACGGGGAGAAAGCGTATGCCTTCATCGCCGTCCACGAACGTATTGGTTGCAGTAAACATCAGATCACCTACTTTGGCGTCTGGCGAATACTTAGCATGAGTCTTTTTAATTTGCGGGCTCATTGCTTGGATTATAGAGATACGCGGGGTTGCCAAATCATCCGCACTGATTTCGCCAATACCGGCGCCTGCGTTATCTTCAAATAGTGACATCATATTGTTCTGTTTTTTCGTAGCCATTGTTCTTCCTTTATTTACTTAGTTATTTTCGTTCGTTTCCCTCGGTACAAAGAAAATTGTTTTTGTACCTCCAGATTGAACATAGTGTCGCCACTTTCAATTCGTTCTTTGACGAACGCCTTGAGGGTGGATGGGTGAACACTTTCGCGCTGTCTGGGCGAACGTCCTTCGCCTTGCAAAAGTGCCATTGTTTCTAGTGCTGTTTCATCTTCGCCTTTGCCGAAGGAAACGGTTACGTCGTTTTTAATAATGTCGCCATGGCCGTGCTCTCGGAGCCATTGGTGTGCTGCTTCTTTGTTTTTCTCAGTGATGCGCGTCGAATAGAAGTCTTCGATCGCTATTTTAGAACCGTCCTCAAGGCGCAGTTCCTTCATCCCGATGGCGGCCAGCCTGGCAGGAAGGTCTTCTTCCGATAATTGGCGGTATTGGTCCCTTAATTTACGCAATTTTTCTTCCGCGTTGCCGATTTCTCCGCCAATACGAAGCATTTGATCAATGCTTTTGCTTAGTGTGTCTAGTTGGGTGTCGTCTAGTTTAGTGACTTTACGCTCGGTCGCTTTTTCAAACAGGTCTACAATGTTGTCCTTCATTCGTTTTTCCTTTATCGTAACCGGAGTGCTTAATTATGAAACAGTAAAATACTCGTTATATTTTAACAAGGGGGTCAGCCCTCCGGTCACTTTGTTTATACGGTTTCTATATAACCGTTATTGTGATTTGTATAATGATAGTATTCTAAAAAAGAAGCAAATGCAACTTTATTTTTAACCTATAAAAGACTTGACCCATATCCTTAAGAAAGATATACTTCCCATATAACTAATTTTAATAAGGGGCAAAACATGGCTGACGAACAGATAACATTTGAGGACACGAGATATTTTAGCACGGCGCATAAAAATCTTGAGAAATATTTAGAAATATGCGACGGATTGGCCTTCACAGTGGTCAACGCGGAGGAAATACGCCGGTTGCAAAGTATGCCAGGCGCTTATCACGAGAGGTATGGAAAAAGGTTGTCTGCACAAGAGGAAACGTGGCTCAAGGAATACGATGCCATACATCCTTTGGAGTTAGGGTAATGAGCATAGAAATTAAAATACACTACTATGAAGTCATCGAAGCTGTTGAGCTGTATATAAAAGAAAACCACGGATTAGATGTGGACTTAGATATTTACTCTGAGAATTGTGTGTTAGCGGAAGGTCTCGTGGAGGTGGAATATCGTGAACTGGAACCTGTTTACAAAAAACACAAGAACGGGAAGGTGGTCAAAAGTCAATACGGGCACCCTGTCGTTGATCGTGAAAACTCTAACTACGCAAAAAAACATTTGGATTTTGATGAGAGAGCCTCATTTGTTTTTAACATTAATAATAAAAGCGGGTGGTGATATGAGAGAACCTATAGAAATGCAGGATTTGGTCAATCAGTTAAACAATGAACAGATCGTAGAGCTACTCAGAATTATATTCCACAACAGACCAACCGAAGTGTTTGTGGGAATGTATCCTAAAGGCATCATGCGGAGTGCAGACATAGACCAAGAAATACCTGTCTGTTTGAATGGCACAATGATTCAAATTAACACCGAGTATTCTTTCACAGAAGAGGCGATTGCTTGGGAGTTTATGGACTTGCCTGGAACGGAGGGGAGTAATGACTGATGAGTAACGACTACTACGATTACGTCATGGAACTGATCTATCAAGACATAGACGATGAAGACGAGAAGGGTTTATTGGACGACAAAATAAATACATTGGCCAAGGAACACAACCTTCATGCAGACGATGACCGAGACGATATTAAAGTAAAGATTGCCGAGGAGCGTGTTCAGGAGAGTTTTCAATGAGTGAAACAATATTATTTGATATTTTAAGACTGCTTGGGATTATCGTCTGTTTCGCAGCCCCGGCTTATATCATGTTTAAATATCCGGATGATCCGGAATGGTAGGGAGAAACAATGAACAGGTTGAAAACACTAGAAAAAGAAAACCAGACTGGTCAAGTGTGGTGGGAACAGGATCAATGAACATTAATTTTAATTTTTGGTGGACTATTTTATTTATATTATTAGGCATAATATTTTTGCCGATTTATTTATTTGACTATATTAAGGAGAAGATTAATGAATAAAAAGAGAGTAGTTATATGCTGCACAATAGGAGTAGGTCTTTTAATTTTCGGAGGGGTAAATTTCGAACTTTACGGGATTGACTCAAACATTAAAGCCCTGGCGGTTGCTTTGAGTTTAACTTTGGGATTGGTCCTCCCGATTTATGGGTTTACTGGGATGGGACTAGATAATAAAACAACAGCTAACAATGGGGAGAAACCAATGGCTAAAAAAGAAAAGAAAGAAAACTTAATGAAAGACGAACAAGATGCGGTCTTGAGTGTTGACTTAATGAAACGAGAAAAGGAACTGGAAACCAGGCGCAAGGAGATTGAATCTTTGCTGGCAGAGGTTACGAAAGAGGAAAAGGCTGTAGAAAAACGACTTCTTGAAAAAGGTTGGGTTCAGAAAGACGGTGTTTGGGGGATAGAATAATGGATAAATGCGAAGTAGAACAAAACGAACACCACATAAGAATTAAGGTGGGTTGTATGGAGATATATGCAGAAAGCAATGATGTGCATGATCTCATTACAGTTTACCATGCAGACAATAGTCCACTTAGGTTCGAGGATCAAAAGATTGTGGACATTGCTAATGGAGAAATATTTGATCTAAGTAAGGATCTTAGCCTCGTGAGCAAAGAAACAATAAAAGACTTGATAAAGGAAAATGCTTAGGAAAATACTGAGTCTTCCACTCAATCTGCTTGACTGGATCAGGCAGGCATGGATAAGGATTAAACGCCTACCGGTGCAAAAAATTAAACGGAACAGGCGGCTTTAAATAATGGACGATGCGCTACAGCGACTGGGAAACTGGACGGAGTATCTTGATGCCACCGGGGAGTCCATGCTGACTGCGGACGGGTTCGAGGATGCTTTTATGGGGGTGTCCCTGGAATGGGGTCCGCCGAGAGCGGTGTACAGTTATGACAAGTGTGTTGAGATACTGGAAAGAGACATGAATTACGAGGAGGCGGGCGAGTACATGGAATACAATGTGGTCGGAGCCTATGTGGGCGAACAAACGCCGGTGTTTGTAAGAGAGGAGGCCCAGTGAATATTAAAGAATACCCTTTTAAAACAACACCTTACGAGCACCAACTGAAAAGTTTACAGCGGTCTTTGCACCGCCAGGAGTACGCTTACTTTCTGGAAATGGGGTTGGGCAAGTCCAAGGTGTTATTGGATAATGCGGCGATTTTATTTGATGAGGGTAAAATTGATGCGTTGGTGGTGGTCACGCCGAAAGGAAATCTCCGAAATTGGGATAAATTGGAGATTCCAAGGCATTTGCCGGAGCATGTTGAACGCAAGGTTCTGGTGTGGCAACCCAATCACACGAAACAGTGGCGCCAAGCCTATGATGAGATGGTCAAGGACGATTCGCACGGCCAACTTAATATTTTAACAATTAACGTGGAAGCGTTTTCAACGAAGAAGGGTTGTGTTTTTGTGGAGAATTTTCTCAATGTGCACCATTGTATGATGGCGGTTGATGAATCAACGCTGATTAAAAATCCCAAAGCACAGCGGACCAAGAACTTGTTGAAGCTGTCTACTTTGCCGCGTTATAAACGGATTCTGACCGGGTTTCCGGTGACTAAAGCGCCGTTGGATTTGTTCTCACAGTGCGCTTTTCTGAGCCCCAATCTTCTGGGATTCAGCAGTTATTACG